TGCTTGTGTCTGTACCAGAACAGCCGAACCAGCCTGAACCAGCCGAGATCAACCACGACCAGCCGAGACTCGAGACGATCGTGCCTGACTGTCACGGATCGTGGGGGAGCCTTGTGGGGGACATGGCTTTAGAGCTGCTTCACATAGAGCTCATGCCTTGGCAAGTTCATTGTCTTGAGCGGATGCTTGGTTTTACCCATGCTCCTGACGGACAGGATGATCTTGTGCACCGTTCAAGCCTTGTATCGGTGGCGCGTCAGAATGGCAAGACCGTTTTGATCCAGTGTTTGATTCTCTTCTGGCTTCTTGAGATGCCAAAGATCCGAGGCACAAAACAAACGATCCTTTCTACCGCTCACACTTTGACGCTCGGGACTTTGCTCTTTGAAGAACTGGCGCCAACCCTTGAGCGTCTAGGTGCAACGATCTACAAGTCGTATGGTCGGAACTCGGCGACGATGCCAGACGGATCTCGGTGGATGGTGCGCGCGGCGAACCCTTCAATCGGTCACGGAATGTCAGTAGATCTGATCTGCGCCGACGAAATTTTTGACATCTCGGAGATCGCTATGGCTGGCCTGATCCCAACCCAGCGCGTCCGCAGGTCTCCGCTCCTAGCAATGTTCTCCACCGCTGGCACCGAATCAAGTTCGCTCTTTATCAGACATCGAGAGAACGCGCTCCGACTAATTGACACAAACAACCCTTCCAACTTTTACTTCGCCGAATGGAGCCCACCGCCAACAGTGGATCCGATGTTGGAATCGTCTTTCGGTTGGGGCAACCCGGCACTCGGACACACTCTGACGCTTGACACTTTGCGAGCAGAATCCCAAGACCCTGACCGATCGAACTTTCTGCGCTCATCGCTCAACATGTGGATCGCTTCAACCCAATCTTGGATCCAAACCCACCTATGGCCCGACCTTGAGTACGACGGCCCGATCCCTGCTGGCGGCGTCATCTCCGTCGAGGCATCAATGGATGAGTCGCGTTACTTCGCTACCAAGTCGGTCGCGCTTGGCGACGGTCGTACTTGTGTCTCGGTTGCCTTCACCGCCGAAACTGCTAAAGAATTGTGGGCTCATGTCGGGGCATTGGCGTCGGCTGATCCTGCGATCAAGTTCATCTTCTCACCGACCATTGACGCGCACTGTCCGCCTGTCTTTGAGCGTCGGCGCGTTGTAATGGGATACAAAGAGATTCTGCAATACACCCCTATTGTAAGAAACATGATTAGTGAAGGTCGTCTAGTTCACACTGGGGAAGCCATGCTTGCCGAGCATGTTTGCCGAGCGGTAATGGTCAGAACGCAGGGCTCCATAGCAGTCAGCTCGCAGAAGTCGGCTGGACCGATCGAGTTATGTCGGACGATGATCTGGGGAGCGGCAGCAGCTGCACGACCAGCAAACTCCCAGAAGCCGATACTGGTCACTGTCAATCAGTAACATCTTCTTGGCACTCGTCCGCTTGCTTGCCTGTCGTCGGGATACCGCAACTGACTGGGCGAGTGCCACCACAATCCGAGCGCAATGTGTAATCTTGTGCTATGGGAATCTTTGATCGCAAAGTAAACAAGGCTGCTATCAGTCCCGCGCCTGCCAAAGCCGCTGCAGCTGGAGCGATGAACCCCGGGTATAACTCAAGCAATGTTGGCGCAAATATGATCGGTCAGTATTACACCTATCGAGAGGGCCAACTTCGCGCGGCAGCAATTTCGATCCCTGCAATTTCAAGAAGTAGAGACTTGCTTGCGTCTGTCATTGGTTGCATGCCATTACAGATGTATAACGAAATGTGGAACGGCGAAGAAATGGAACGCGTCTATATCGCCCCCCGATCTTGGCTGCGTCGCCCCGATCCAACCGTTCCCTTCAATTTTCTCATGAGTTGGACATTTGATGACCTCTACTTCTATGGGCGCGCTTTCTGGTACATCACATCGCGCACCGCTGACGGATATCCCGCCACCTTTAGTCGTCTCCCAGCGGGAAGCGTGACAACTACCGACATGGCAGGTCCCGTCTGGTTCGCACCTTCTAAAGAAGTTTATTTTCAAGGCGGACAAATAGATCCAGCGAACCTTGTGCAATTCTTGTCGCCAACTCAAGGCATGGTCTATTCATCGCAAGCCGCAATTGAAACAGCAATTAAGATTCAAGACGCGCGCGCGAGAAACGCCAGCTCATCGATTCCAGCGGGCGTCCTGATGCAGACTGGTGGCGAGCCTTTGAGCGCGCAAGAATTGGCTGATCTAGCTGCAGCGTTCAACACTGCTCGAGCAACTAATCAGACTGCAGCGCTAAACGAATTCTTAAAATACGAACCCACGACAATGAGTCCAGACAAGATGCTTCTTATTGAGTCTGCTAATTACAGCGCGTTGGAAACTGGCGGTCGGATCGGCAATGTTCCGCCATATCTGATCGGCGTATCTACTGGGTCGTATTCATATCAGTCATCGCAACAGGCTCGCATGGACTTGCTATTTTTTGGCGTGAAACTTTACGCCGATGCAATCGCAGAAACATTATCTATGAATAATGTTTTGCCTAACGGAACCTTTGTTGCCTTTGACTACGAATCGTATTTAGAAGAAAACTATTTAGCAGACAAAATGGAAATGCCAGAATCAGAAAACACTCAAGAGGAGATCGCAAACTAATGATCAGATTTACAGCACCGTCCGTCAGCATTGATGCAGCCGCAGGCGACGGCACACCTTCACGAACTATCACAGGAATCGCAGTTCCTTACGGAGTCGCGGCAACAGTCGCCGACGGAACCGAAGTCATTTTTGAGCAGGGCAGCTTGCCAGTAGAAGGAAAGGCGCCGCGCCTTTACATGAACCATGACAGCAATCAGGCCATTGGAATTGTTACCGAGCGCGTAGACACTCCAGAAGGCATGCTGTTTAGTGCCAAGATCAGCAAGACCGCCGCAGGAGACGAAGCCCTACAGCTTGCCCTAGACGGCGTACTGGACTCGGTATCGGTCGGAGTAAACCCAACCAAGACTCGAGCAAACAAAGACGGATCGCTAACAGTGTTAGCAGCCGACTGGATTGAGTTGTCTATGGTGCCAGTTCCTGCATTTGCTGGAGCCATGATCACAGACATCGCAGCGAGTATCCACCACGAAGACGAAGAAATAAGTAACATAGAAACAGAACCTACACAGGAGAACGAACCCATGTCAGAGCCAACAGTCCCAGCAGTCGAAGCAACCATTCCGACTGCACCAATTCCAGCACAAGCAAAGCGTGAATTTAAGTTGCCAACAGCTGGCGAATTCATGGCCGCTTATCACATCGGCGGAGACACATTCTCCAACATGAACGCAGCAGTAGCAGAATTCTCCGCATCACAGCGCACATCACTTCAAGCAGCTGCAGGCGATGTCTTAACTTCTGACACACCCGGCTTGCTCCCAGTTCCAGTGCTCGGGCCATTGGTACAAGATCTAAACTTCTTGCGCCCAGTAGTTGAGGCTGTAGGCGCTCGCGCTTATCCTGACAACGGACGCTCAAAGACTTTTACTCGTCCAACAATCACGACACACACAAGCGTCGCCGCACAATCAACCGAACTTTCTGCAGTGTCAGCGACCACAATGGTCATTGCCGCAAACTCGGTCACAAAAAGCACACTCGCTGGACAAGTAAGTTTGAGCGCTCAAGACATTTCGTTCACTAGCCCAGAAGCCATGTCACTTATCTTGAATGACCTAATGGGCGAATACATGATCGCATCCGACAACTTGGCTGCAGACAACTTGCTCAGCGCAGCAACATCGTCTGGAGTTTGGGACGGAACAGTTGCCGACTTGCTGAAGTCAATCTATGACTCGGCAAAAGACATCTCAACCAACCGCAACTGGATGCCGACACACATGTTCGTCTCCGTAGATGTTTGGTCACAACTCGGTCAGCTTGTAGACACAACCAACCGACCAATCTTCCCATTCATCGGTGCAGGTCTTACAGGCCAAAACGCACTCGGCGGCGGAAGTGCAACATCATGGAACGGAACTCCACTTGGGTTGCAATTAGTGGTGGACTCGAATTTTGCCGACAAAACTATGGTCATAACAAGAGTCGGTCAGGGCCAAGGCGATGCTTATGAATTTTACGAATCTATTCAGGGCCTGCTTAGCGTGGACACTCCTGCAACTTTGGGTAAGACCATGAGCTTTCATGGCTATGTCTCAACCTTCGCTGCAATCTCTGGAATGATCCGCAAGATCACACAGGCTTAGTCGAGAGCGGGGCTACCGCTCATGGCTGTTTACAGCATTACGCAGAAATACCTCATAGACAACTACGCCGTAGTTCAACTTCTTACCGATGCAGAAATTGAACTCGGCGCAAGTGTCGTCCTTGCCGGGGTAGACGCAACCTTTAACGGAACTTACACAGTCCGCGCATTACCGCAGTACCTCTATGTCGGCATTGATAGCGAAGGCGATCTTCTTTACGATGCAAACATTCCAATCGCTAATCAAGTGCTTGTTGCAAAGACCGCCGATGATGTCGCGCGCACTGCCGCTTCTGGCACTCTAACTATTACGCAGACCTGCACTTGGGTCACTTCGGCAAATCTCGAGGACTGGATCGGCATCGGCACAGCAACCGCCGCGGACGCCGCCTTTCTAACAGTGTGCGCCGCAGCTGCTTCACAATTCTGCTGGAGACGCCGAATGGAAGCAGGCTATGTGGACTCGCTTACGACTGTCCCTTCGCAAGATGTCTTCCTAGGAACGCAGATGTACGGTGGAGCCTTGTATCGCCAACGCGGATCGGTAGACCAATTTGCTTCGTTCCAAAACATGGGCGTAACTCCAGTTATGGGTCTGAACGGAATGATCCGCCAGTTGCTCGGGATTGATCGTCCGCAGGTCGCCTAATGGCTGTACCTAACTACACGGATCTATTCAACGAAGGCTACGACGATCTAGTCGCAAAGCTCTCAACGGTCGTAGGCCTACAGGTCAATAACGATTCGCGCAATATCAGTCCGCCTAGCGTCTTTGTCAATATTGACTCAATAGACGGCTATAACTACAATGTCGCAAAACTCAACTTCACACTCCAGATCATTACGCTAGGCCCGGGCAACCTTGACGCCCAAAAGAGCCTGCTCAATATCCTTGCCCAGATCTACGCGCTTAATATCGGCGTGGTTTCTGGACGCCCTACAAACCTAGACATCGGGGGCTCAACGCTTCCTGCTTATGAGCTGTCGGTCTCAACTGTCGTGCAGACTGCCTAATCCACACTCTCGGTCTCATTATGTGTCAAACTAAAACCAACACTTCCAAGGAGTAATCATCATGGCTGCAACA